ACACCCGCTGCTATTTCTGCTTTTATAACCTCGGCACAATTTGATTTAGAAGATGGTCACCAGTTTGCGCTTGTGTCTAGGATGATACCAGATGTGTCATTTGAAGGTTCCACAGGAGATTCACCTACTATAAACATGACGTTGTTTCCTCTTAACTCGTCAGGCTCTGGCAGAAACACACCAGCTTCAGAGAGTGGCGTAAATGCAGGTGCTGTTGTACGTAGCGCCAGTTCGCCTGTAGATGTGTATACAGAACAAATACATACTAGGGTTAGAGGTAGGCAAATGTCTTTAAAAGTAGACTCTGGCACCACAGGAGTACAGTGGCAGCTAGGTTCACCTCGACTTGACATGCGTTCAGATGGGAGGCGTTAATGGCTAATAATGATTACAGCGTAGGGTTTGTAGCACCTGCGTTACCGTACCCACCCGAGGAATATTCTTCTTTTGAGTTTGAGCAGTTTAACAAGGTTTTGCGCCTGTATTTTACGCAGCTTGACAACACATTACGAGATAGGTCGTTAGCAAACCAGTCTGAAGCTATAGGGTGGTTCACGAGCTAATGGCAAATACATACGTAAATGCAAAAATAGACCTTACTTCTACCAGCGTTACAACGCTTTATACGTGTGCTGCCGCTACAACTGCGATCATAAAATCTATTCTTGTGTCCGAAGACAGTGGCAACGCAGACACTATAACGGTTACTGTAACAAACGGATCGTCTGTATTTAGCCTGTTTCACGTCAAAGCTGTAGGAGCCAGTGGGACTGTAGAACTCTTGACTGCTCCATTGGTTGTCGAGGCTACAGAGATTGTAAAGGTAACAGCCGCTACTGCTAACAGGTTACACGTAGTAGCTAGTATTCTTGAAGTAACTTAACTAGCCATCAGTTTAAAAATATTGTAGTATGTATGCACCCTTAACAAATAGGTGCAAAAATGGATTTTATTGAACTTTTTGACGCATGCGTCAAAGAAACTAAACCTCGACTAGACAAATACACTACCCCTACATCGCTAGACACAACCCTAAAAGAAGAAGACATTGGGCTAGATAGCCTAGACTTAACTCTTTCGCTAATACTTGTAATGGATGTTTACGGAATACCCGAAACACAAGATTTTAATATACCAACTGAGTCTCTTAAAGCTGTAATGGATTACATGCACGAAAATAAAACACGTGATTTTGATTCTGTTGAAGCGGCAATGAAAGAGGTAGTATGATATATTTAAGTAAATTTGTGTTGTCTTCTACGGAGCATACAACTCTTGTTTCTGATGTGCCGTTTCCTCAACATGCGCATATAATACCTTCTACCTTTAGACGAGCTAAATCAGGTATGAAGTACCCTCCACATACTTTGTTAGAGACTGTGGTCACTGATGAGGCTGTAAACTACGTGTTAGATAACCCAGTGCAAGGAAAAACAGGGTTTATTTTTGCTGCAGGTAACCAAGGGTGGATGAACAACAACGGCAGGTACGACAAAGACGATACCGCAGAACTACATTACAAAGTTAAAATACCCTTTATTGTACTTACAAATATCTATGCAGGACGAATAGCGAGTATATTTCATGTACACGATCACGTTTCTACTGATGCTAGTGCGTGTGCTTCTAGTTTAAAAGTTATGATGGACGTACAGAACTTAATGAATAACTTTGGGTTTGATCGTGTTATTGTGTTAAGTGGTGAAGATTCTGTTAATAACTTAACCCTAGAGTTTTTTGGCGAAGCGGGTGCTAGTCTACAACACAAAGACGAAGGTGAAATGCAACCTTCTGCGTTTGACAGCACTAATAAAGGGTTTTTCTTAGGGCAAGGCGCAGTGTTGTCTATCTTTGAAAAAGAACACAGAGGTATGGTATACCCTGAAGCTAAGTTTCTTGGAGCATATACTTCTGCAGAAGACAATACAAACCCACTGGGGCAACGCTCTGATGGTCAAGGCTATTCTAAATCTATAGAAGGTGCGTTGCATATAGCCAAACTTACTAAAGACGATGTTACGATTGTAAAAACTCACGGAACAGGTACGGACGTAAACAACGCAGCAGAAAAAACAGCTTTGATGCGTAGCCTTAACACGTTTGTAGCTACTTCTTATAAACAACGAATAGGGCATACGATGGGAGCTAGTGGGTTATTAGAGACAGGACTGTTGCTAAACGACTTAAAACGCGGTATTGTACCACAAATCCTCAATAGAACAGAAGCTGATGACGTGTTTCTGTCCTACGATGCGCCAGCCCCACAGGGGGCATTTCTGAGTCTAGCCGCTGGCATGGGTAACGTATACTCGGCTGCATTGTTTTCTACGGAGGTGTAGGATGTCTGTTGTAATTGATAGTAATGACACCAAACTTGAACCTGCTCAAATTCTTATGGAGTTTGCGGGAAACTATAATAAAACTGAATATCCAACAGAAGTCGTTACTGCAGCGTTGCTAAAAGAAATTACAATACCTGACACAGACTTAGTTCAATTTGGAAATACTGTATTTATTGGACACAGGGGAAAAGGTAAGAAAAAACACATGATGCAGGGCAGAGGACTTACTGTAGATACGGCTCAAAACTTTATAGCTGCAGGGTTAAAATATTTTACGCATATGCAAAAAATGGGCATTACTAAGTTTGTATCTGAATATGATGGTCCAATGTACGACAGCGCGTTTAAAGCGTGGAAACAATATGCAGACCGTAGAGACACTAAGATTGCAGTAGGTAGGTTAGCTAACGGCAGCTCTAAAGCCTTCGTAGATTTAGGAAAAATTCCTTTAAGCGAGGAAGTGTAACATGCCAGCGGTATTAAAGGCGGTTAGTAATGTACTAGGAGCTGTCGGCGACGTAGTTGGTGGTGTTGTCGATGTTGTTAGTGATGTAGGTGGGGCAGTTGTTGACGCTGTTGGAGACGTAGTTGATTTTGCGGTTGACGTTGTTGAGGATGTAGTTGGAACAGTTGCAGATGTTGTTGTTGATGCCGCTGAGTGGGTTTACGAAGAAGTTGTTGAACCTGTTGTAGAAGGTGTAGTTGACGTTGTTAATTACGCTCTTGATAATCCTATTGAGGCAATCGCAACATTAGCCGTTACTATAGCAGCCCCATACGCAGCTCCGTTTTTAGGTACAACAACTGCAGCACTTACGAGTGCAGCAAATTGGGTTATCCCCCTTGCTAGTGGCACAAACACTCTTGTTAAAGGTGGCGATCTTGGAGATGCTGTAAAGTCAGCGGCTGTTAGTTTTGCAGGTAGTTACGCTTCAAACGCGGTAAGTACGTATGTTACTCCTACCGTTACCGCAACAACAACAGCAGCACTCGGCAACACACAATTAGCAACCACAGTGTCCAGTGCTTTAAATGTAGGAACAAAATCAGGAGTTAAAACTTTTGTTGCTACTGGTGGTGACACTAAAGCTGCCTTAAACGCATTTACCAGTGCAGCCACACTCGGCGGTGTAAAGGGAGGTTTAGAAGCAGCTACTGATGCTGTCATGGGTGGTATAGAACAATCTTTCTTAGACTCAGATTTAGGTAAATCTATCAATGATTTATCTGATGGGGTTAAAGAGTCTATTTATGTAGGCGTTGCAGCAGAACTTACTGGACAAGATTTGTCCGCAAATGAAATAATAGCTGCGTTGGATTCTGAAGGTTTTGTATCAGACATTGTAAACAAATACGTGCCCCTTGCTGATTTTATGGATGGGCTTGTAACCGATGCTAAAGAGTCTTTGGGTAAAAATTTATCTGAAACACAAATTAAAATTTTATCAGACGCTGTGGGTGCTAGTTGGGACGTTGCAAAAAAAGGCAATCCAGACCTTTCAGGCGACGAATTTTTTGCTAGCTTACAAGGACCAGCATACGAAGAACTTATTGACACGATTAGTGACCCTATAGACTCAGCTTTAGATAGTCTTACAGGCAACTCTGCCAAAGCGGAGGCTGCGGCTAAACCCCTAAACGAAGCAATAGGAAAAGCTACTGAAGCTACAACAGCGTACAACGCGTTAAGTGCGGAGTTAAACGGTAGAGTAAAGGAACAAGAGCGCCTTAAAGGTGAATACAATGCTGCAGTAGACGCCTACAATGCTAACCCCTCACAGGCAAACGCAGACGTTGCTAACGCCGCCGCTTCAACTTTTAATACTTATGCAGATACACTAAACAACGATTACACAGGTATTAAAGCAGAATTAGATGGGTACGAAGCTACGTATAACGAATACGAACCTATCATTGACGGTTTGCAAGCGACATACGACGAAGAAGCTCAATACTTGTTATCTGATGTTGAGGATTTAGACAACGCTCTTAAACCTATGTTGACTGGGGTACAAAAAACTATTGCTACTACTTTACGTCCCGGAATTGACGAGGATGCGTACCGTGAACTTACTGGCATAGGAGAAGACGAAGACGTATATGCGCATTATTTAGCAAACACAAAATACGTAGACCAAACAGTCGTTACGCAGCAGCTAACTGAATTACAAGAATACGTAAATACAGGAGATTTTAGCAGCGGTTTTAACCCATCTAACATGTTAGGAGCAGATGATAGACCTACCTTCTTTACTCCTCCTTCTTTAGTAGCACCACCTAACATAGATAAGTTGCCTAGTGTAGACCTTACTGTACCTTCCAGACCTATTACGTATAGCGGTAGTGGACGAGGCGGCGACCCACGAGATTATGGATTAACTCCAGAAGCATTAGCAGAATATAAAGAATCAAGCACTGCCGCTGATGCGTGGTATAATTTTACTTCTGGAGGTTTAGAAGCGGCAGCGTTTACTGCAGGTGGTGCAGGTACGATGTTAAATGAAATGTCCGAAAATATTCAAAACTCTTTTGCTATAGATTACTCAGAAGCAGAGGCAATAGCGTACAGCAACTACGCTATAATATACGATCCTAACCTTACCGCAGCAGAAAAAAAAGCAAAGATAGAAGAAAACGTTATTTTAGAAGCCGCAGCACGAGAAAAAGCTAAAATAGAACAAGGTGTTGGAGACGTAACAACATACACGGGGTATACTGACCCAATTAAAAACTTTCTTATGGGGACTGAAAAAGACCCCGGACTTTCAATTACTCAAGCTAGAAAAATTTCTCCTGAAATGCAGGTTCGCCAACACAACGCTCTCCCTGCAGAAGACACTACATGGGAACAAATTTTATCTGGAAAAGCTAAAGATAGATTAGGTCGCCCTTACGGTCTTGGTGATCCTGTAGCT